GCCGGGAGCGCGCCGAGGACGGCGGCCAGGAGGACGCGTAAAGAATCTTCAGTGCAGAGTAGCCAACCGGCTGCAACTGGAGTATAGTTCTTGTTGTAAGGGAAACACGAAGTCCCCAGGAGGACAAGATGATGAACAGCCAGAAGACCGCCGAGACCGTCGCCAAGATCGCCGACTCCGCCGCCCGGACCTTGCTCACCAACCAGCAGCGGCTCAGCCAGGCGTTCGCCAACTGCGAGATCGTCTCTGCCGGCACGATGGAGGCGCTGATCGAGGCGCAGGCTGCCGCCCACCTGACCGCGAAGCTGGAGACCCGCTGGAACCGTGCCGGCATGGCGGGCATCGAGGAGTGGCTGGAGGACGCGGCCGAGCAGCTCATCGAGGGCAACGTCGGCGGCTGCACCAGCCTGGTCCAGAACGCCATGGACGCCGCCGAGCGCAAGGCTCTCCAGGCCGCCTACAAGGCGCTGAGCCGCTGCCGCGCCTAAACAGCCCGGCCGACCCGAGAGCCCGCTTCCCAGCCAGGGAGGCGGGCTCTCTCGCGTGCGTATGCCGGCAAGGCCGCGACGCGCCGTTCTCCCGGCTCCGCGCCCCGTCCGAGCCCCGTTGGGCCGCCCCGGTCGCCCCGAGCCGCCTACGGGCCACCTGCGGCCGTAGGATTGCCGGCATGCTGAGACTGCCCCGAGATCTATACGACGCCATCGTGGCGCACGCCCGCGCAGACCATCCGCAGGAGGCGTGCGGCATGCTTGCCGGCACCAGCGGCGAGCCCGCCCGGCATGTGCCCATGGCCAACGCTGCGGGCTCCTGCAGGTTCTACGAGTTCGACCCCCAGGAGCTCCTGCGCGCGTATGCCGGCATGGACGAGCGCGGCGAGGACCCGGTTGTGGTCTACCACTCGCACACCGCCACGCTCGCAACCCCGTCCGCCCTCGACATCCTGCACGCCTCCGAGGCTGAGGCCCACTACGTCATCGTGGCCACGGAGCCGTTCGAGGTCAGGTCGTGGCGCATCCGGGGCGGAGCGGCTCAGGAAGAGCCCTTGATCGTGATCGACGAGCGCGCCCGATTCGACCCGATTTGTTACTGATCGAGGGTGAATCGCCGTAGACGCCCGGACCTCAGATCTACCTGAGGATTCAGAAGTTCTTCAAGATTTCTGCAAAAAGATCGCGACGCGTCTACCTGAGGGTTCGCATCGTTTCGGCAGGTGGCATGAGGGTAGCGGAGGTCCTCAGTCTCGAGTAAAGTTCTACCTGTAAGCGAACGAGGGCGGCGAGCGAAACTCCCGGGACGGCGACTCCAGCCGACGGTCGAGGCTCCACCCGAAGACCGCGAGCAACCCGCAAGGCGGCCAGGCGACAGGTCGGTAGCAGCAAATGCAGCGTCGGAGACAGGGCACCGGCCCTCCACAAGAAAACGGCAGCAAGGGTAGTAGCGCGCAACTCCTCGGGGACGGACGCGGGACTGGCTAGGGACACACGGAACCAGCCACCCCACGAGAGAACATCCGAGAGGTTGGCAAGGCGCAAGGGCCGAGCGAACGTGATGCCGAAGGACGGCACGCGAACAACACAAGACGAAACCCGACGGGCGGCAACGCCCCGAGGGTCGGCCGCTGAACGGCGGTCCTGAGGAGTCTCTGGAGGAACCATGGCACTGCCCCGACGTACCCCGCAGGCGAGCAACCCGCCCAACGGGAACGGCCCCAAGGCAACGCCGACCACGAGCGGCCAGATCACCAACCGGCCGCTCCCCACCGAGGCTGACGGGCGCGACCTGATCCAGGTCGACAACCCGCTCGGCACGCCTGGCCCGGACGAGATCCAGCGCTAGGCGGACGGCAAGCCGGGGAGCTGGGGCTCCCCGGCTTGCCGGCACCACCGAAAAGAAGTTGCACTCCAGAGTAGCCAAACGGCTCGACACGGAGTATAGTAGTTACTGTAAGGCCAACCGGACGAAGTCCCCAGGAGGACACCATGTCGAACACCGCGAAGAACTTCGAAGCCATCGCCGCCAAGGCCCCGACCCAGCTGCACGAGGAGTTCGCTCACTGGATCTTCATCCAGACGGGCGTCAAGGTGGACCTGAAGACGGTCCAGCTCGTCTCGGTCCTGCGGATGGACTTCCAGGCCAGCCCGGAGAACCAGAAGAACCTGGCCGAGCGCAAGGCCAAGGCTGCGGCCGCCAAGAAGGCCAGCGCTGAGCGCAAGAAGGCCAAGCTGGAGGCCGCCCTGGCGAAGCTCAAGGGAGATGCCGGCAAGGCCGAGGAGACCAAGCAGGAGGCCGCCGAGGAGCCCGCGAAGGTCGAGGCCCCGGTCGAGCCCAGCGAGCCGGTCAAGCTGACCGTGATCTACGGTGGCGACGAGCCCGAGGTGCACAAGTTCGGTTGCGCCGACGCCAAGAAGAAGACGGCGAAGCAGGGCTTCTCCAAGGAGACCGCGAACGTCAGCAGCCACACCGAGCTGACCCACCTGATCTACTCGGACATGATCGACTCGGGTGAGTCCAGCCTGGAGGACAACTACATGGCCTACGACGCCAAGCCCTGCTGCGGTCCGCTGGACAACTGACCAACCCCAGGACGAAACCGCCCGGTCGCTACCACAGGACCGGGCGGTCTGCGGCTGAGTGGCCGTACTGACGAGTCCCCCAGGAGGATGTCATGGGTCTGATCCCGCTGCCGAGCGACGACGAGGTCGTCAAGGCGTGGCGTGAGCACGACCAGAACAACTCGCGGACGGCGAGGCACTTCGGCGTCAACGAGAGCACGATCCGCAAGGTGGTCGCCCGTGCGACCGGACGAGCGCCTCGCACCTACAAGAGGCTCCCGCTGGCCGGTGCAGGGCTCTACGGTGCCTTCCTCAAGGAAGGCGGCGACTGCCACTCCGTCGGCCGCCTAGCGCGCTCCTACGGCGTCAAGCCCCAGTCCGTACGAGCGGCGCTCCGGCGCTACCTCGACAAGCAGGACCCGATCTAGTCCCTGAGAGGACCAACATGGACAACGACCGCGAGACCGTCTACAAGTACTTCATGAACTGCAAGTCGCAGGTCAAGCTCTCGACCTACGCGCTGTTCAACGGCGTCGTCAACCACGACTACATCGTCGTGCACAGCGCACCTCCGCGCGTCGTCCGGGAGCTCGTGGGGATGCTGAACATGGTGTCGCTCCGCGAGGACGGCGGTCTGCTGATTCCGCTTACCAAGGAGACCAAGTGACACGAGGCAACTCGGTTCCCCCGACCAACAACGGCCACGAGGCCGCTCCCCCGCCGGAAGCCGACCCGGTCGTCCAGGCCGAGACGCGTGGCCACACGCCCACCGAGCAGGTCCAGCCGCCCAACCCGGACGCCATCGACCTGTACGGAGGCATCTGATGATCGAGGCGATCGTCGACTTCGTGTGCGACGTGCTCGGGGCGATCTTCGGACGAAGGCGGCGACGCCGATGATGCCGGCAGTCGACGCACCCGAGTGGGCCCGGGAGCTCGAAGGAGCCATGGAGCTCTACGCGGCCATCAAGGCCGAGTTCCCGTTCATGGACGACCACTGCGTGTGGGAGCTCGTGCGCAACTGGTAGCAAGGACGAAACCCGGCAGCCAGCCGGGTCGGGCGCTGGACGGCGCTCCTGAAGAGTCCCGAGGAGGATCATCATGTATGACCACAAGACGGGAACAGCCGTCACCTTCAACGCCACCGGCCTTCCCATCCCCAACGACCCCGTCACCTACGAGGATCACCTGGAGTTCGCCTCATGGTACCACGCCGTGACGTCGAGCCGACGCGTCAACCGGAACGTCCGGGCGTCGGCCAAGGAGCACCTCACCAAGTACAGCCTCATGCAGCTGCGGGCGATCTTCTTGTTCGCGCTCTTCGAGAACACCGAGGAGCTGCAGAAGGGCAACGTGCTCGATCCGCTTGAGCGGGCGAAGGTGTGGGATCGGCTGGACGAGAACCGGCAGATCGACTACGACAACAGCGGCGTCCCGTTCGCCCTGGACTCCGCCAACGACCTCAAGTTCACCAACTAGTCCCCAGGAGGACTGCATCATGGCACGCATCTCTGTTCGTCCCGGAGTCATCGAGACGCTTCTCGCGTACGAGGGGCAGGTCATCACGCTGGCCGATCTTCTGGAGAACCTCCCCAGGGGTGCGCAGGCCGCATCCGTCCGGTCGGCCATGCGCCACCTCATCGAGGGCGGCGAGATGGACATCACGGTGATCGCAGCCGGCAACACCTGGAGGCTCAACAGCCTGGTGAAGCCCGACCTCAGCGAGAAGGCCAACCCGAGTGCCGGCAAGTCGCTGGGGCTCTTCGAGCAGGTCGGCGAGATGCAGGACGGAAGCCTGGTCGTGCGCGACGAGAGCAACCGGCTGTACGCGCTCAAGGCGCTCTGAGCTGCCCTACGCGGCCACGTAACGAACCAAGGAGCCCCGGTCAGCCCGTTGGGAGGCCGGGGCTCCGCCATCCCCGCATATGGGCGCGTGCCCATGGAGGAACCATGAAGGTGTACGTAACGGCGCGAGGCGACTCGTACCACAGCACCCCGACCTGCAGCCAGATCGTGGCGGGGCAGCGGGCAGCGATGAACAACGGCAATCGGGTGCACCCGGCGAGGGAGATGTCGCTGGACGAGGCTCAGGCCTGGAAGCCGGTTTGGGAGTGCAATCGATGCTGGGAGAACGCACAGCCCCGCATCCCTCGGCAGGGTCGTCCGTCCATCGGCGCAGAGCTCGGGGGTATCGAGGTGCGGTACGAGATCGGCTTCGGACCGGCCGCCACGACCGCCAAGGGGTTCCTCATCATCCCGCGTGAGATGTGGCTCGCGATCCTCCCCGAGGACCGCGACGACCGGGTGCTCGAGATGATCCGCGCTCAGGCCGCTGAGGACTTGCGGGTGTCCTTCCGGACGGTCGAATAGCCCGATTCGACTGAGATGCCGGCTTGAGGGCGATTCGCGTCTCACTCAGGCTCACCTGAGGGTTTAAAGAAAGTTCAAAAAACTTTCAACGAATGTGCACCTCAGTCTACCTGCTCGTTCTTCGCGAATGACCAGGTAGACGAGGGGTTGCCATCCGGCGGGATCTGGCGCATAGTTCTACCTGTAAGCGAGAGGGCAGGAAGCGGAACTCCCCGAATGGCCGGTCTGGTCGAGGGTCGAGGCGCTGGCCCGGAGACCGCGAACCAGGGCAGGACAGCCAAGAGAGACGGCTGCGATCGAGCTCCACCGAGAAGGTTCGGTGGCCCTCTGACTCTAGACAGGAACCGGACTCCACAAAACCGGTAGATGCAAGCGAAGCGACTGTACTGTCCGGGGACGGACTCCTGAAGGCCCACTGCGGGAACCACAGGGGAGAGAACATCCGGATGGTCCTGAAAGCTGCTAGCGAGCACGAACTCCACCTCTTCAAGCCTGGGTCAAGTGAGACACCCCGCTCGGGGCACCTCTGGCCAGGAAGTCGAAAGGTGGACGGTCTGCCGGCAACCGCAACCCTCAAGCTGAGGAGATGCCGGCAACAACCAACACAAAGGACGAAACGACCCCGCTGGGAAGCGCTGGTCGTACGCCGGTAAGAGCCGGTGCTGAGGAGTCCCAAGGAGGAACACCATGTCCGAGAACACCACCACCAACGCCAAGACCTTCGCCGAGCGCGCTGCGGCCGAGCCGACCGACCTGCATGTCGCCTTCGCTGCCTGGCTGAAGGAGAAGACGGGCGTCGACGTCGACCTCAAGACCGTCCAGCTGGTCACGACCATGCGGATGGACTTCCAGAAGAGCGACGAGAACCAGGCCGCTCTGAAGGACCGCAAGGCCAACGCCGCCAAGAAGGCGGACGAGGCCAAGGCCAAGCGGCTCGCCAAGCTGGAGGCCGAGCTCGCCAAGCTCAAGGGCGAAGAGGCGGCGGCGGACGAGGCGAAGCCCGAGGAGCCCACCGAGGCCCCGAAGGCGGACGCCGAGCCCGAGGGTGAGGCCGACGCCGAGAACGCCCCGGAGACGCCCACCGAGGACGCCTCCGAGGTCAAGGCCGAGGACAAGCCCGAGCCGGTCGCCAAGAAGGCGGCTCCGGCACGGCGTCGGCGCACGACGACCACCAAGAAGTAACACCCCGCAGATCGCCCCCGGTCGAGTGACAGCCTACGAGCCCTCGACCGGGGTGCACTGCACAAGGACGAAACGCCTCTCGGGGCGTCCGGCGCTGGATGGCGCTGCTGAGGAGTCCCCAGGAGGATGCATGGACGTTGTGTGGAACATCTACAAGGTGCTCATCGAGGAAGACCGCGAGGAGCACGTGGCGGTGTTCACGGACGAGGGCAAGGCCAACGACGCGATCAACCGGCTCCGGTTGCGCGACGAGGCCGACAGCGAGGTTGACTACAACCTCCGCCCGTGCAACACCGACCCGACCCCGGATCTGCTTGGGCTGCCCAAGACGCTCCGCGAGATGGGGTGTGACGATCTGCTGGAGTCGGCGCGCATCGAGCTGCTCAACGAGGGCAAGATGTACGTGCCGCTGTGGATCAACCCCGCGTGGCTGGTGCACGAGCTCAAGGCCAAGTACGAGCTCGGCATCGACTTCATGGGTCGACAGATGACGCTGGTGTCGAAGGCCGAGCAGCGGAGTCGGCGCGAGTACGGCATCCCGGACGTGAACGCCCCGAGCGACTTCGGGACGGACGACGCGGGGTTCGTCGAGACCGACGTCTGATGCACAAGTGGGAGCAGGACGAGGTCATCACCGGCCTCGTCCTGCTCGCCGGATACATCCTGTGGACATGGCTCAGATAGGCGATCAGGAGGAAGCATGGCCGAGGAAGCTTGCCCGCAAGACCTGCCCGAGCAGGGCGTCCAGCCGATGATCACGGTGCAGGTCGCCGGGCATCAGGGCGAACCGATCGTGCACGAGCAACACCCGACCGACCCCGCACAACAGTGAACCACAGGCAACGTCCCGACAACTCGGGGATGTGGTTCTGGTTATTAACCATCGGCCTTCTCGTGGCGTACGCACGGTCACAAGGAGGCTGACGGCTCCACCCCAGATCGAAACGCCAGGCACGCGGCAGCCAGTCGCGGGTCGGGCGTCCGCCCGTAAGGTACGGGTGCTGACGAGATCGTGGAGGACGCACGTGAAGCTTGACCGACTCATCGAGGACCTGCTGGCCATCCAGGAGGAGCTCAAGGACAACGACGTCGACACCAGTGAGGTCGACGTGCTTGCCGGCATCCAGCCGAGCTACCCGCTTACGGCGGTCGCGCTGGGAGTCATCCACGGCCAGACGTTGGCCGACGACCAGCAGATCGAGCTGGGCGACGCGGAGCGCAAGGCCGTGTGGATCGCCACGGACCAGGTCAGCTCGTACTCGCAGTACAGCCCGTACGCGCCCCGTCCGCTGTGGGAGGCGATCAGCTGATGGCTTCCTTCATGCAGAACTGGTGGCGCAAGCACGACATGGACGCCGACGGCAAGGGCTGCTTCTTCATCTTCGGCCTGGTGCTGCTCGGCTGCTTCCTGCTGGGGTGCGCGTTCATGGGCTTCCTCTGGTTCCTGGCGAACCTGATGTTCTGATCCTCAACCAAGACGAAACCGGCCCGTCGGGAGACGCTGCTGGTCCGCCGGTACGGTACCGGTGCTGACGAGTCTGAGGAGATTCGCAACATGTCTGAAACGCAGAACCCGATCCTGGCGAAGATCCAGGGCCTGCTCGACACGTACCAGTCGCTCACCGACACCAACCCCGAGGGTGCGCAGGCATACCTCGACAAGGCCGAGCAGCTGATGCAGAAGTACACCATCGACGCGGCGATGCTCTCGGAGGCCAAGCGGCTCGCCGGGGGCAAGGCGGAGGAGCCGGAGCAGCGCGTCATCACGTTCATGCCGGCAGGAGACAAGCTCGGCAACCAGTGGTACAACCTGATCATCGGGGTCGCCAAGCACTACGACTGCGACTTCTTCGGCTGGACGTCGGGCTCGGGTTACCTGGTCGGCTTCCCGTCGAACCTCGACCTGGTCGAGATGGTGTACACGTCGCTCCGTATGCAGGCCCTGACCAAGCTGGACCCCAAGCCGAACAAGGAGTTCTCGTTCGACGAGAACGTGTACATCCTGCACGAGGCCGGGATCAAGTGGCAGCGCATCGGCTTCCTGATGAACCAGGCGTGGCACGAGGCCAAGGAGCTCGGCACGGTCCTCGACTCCAACTGGGAAGAGGTTCCCTGGGACGAGAAGCGCAAGGACGGTGGCCGACTGATCCGGGCGTGCAAGCGCTGGTGCAAGGACACGGGCGAGGAGTATCGCGCGGTGTCGTCGCCGGTCACCTTCCAGCGGTCCTATGCGCAGGGCTTCCTCAACGAGGTGCGCGACCGGTTCGCACGGCTGCGCAAGTACCGCGAGGACCAGATCAAGTCCACCTCGGGTGCGGAGCTCGTCCTGTTCGACCGGAACGCCGCCACGAAGCGGATGATGGACGAGCTGAAGAAGATGCTCGGCCACAAGGACGGCAAGGGATACAGGCAGAAGATCGTCGGCGAGGCGTACGAGCGTGGCGTCAACGACGGTCGCACGGCGGACATCGGCCAGGACCGCATGGGCGGCTCGAAGAAGGAGCTCCGATGAGGTGCGGTAACTGCAAGAGCGAGCACGCCACCGTGGCGCAGGTCAGGTCCTGCTTCGCCAACGTCGAGGGGCAGCCGAGCGAGAAGCAGATGTCGCTCGCGCAGGCACTCGGCCGCGAGAAGGTTCGCCTGCCGGAATACCTGGAGCTCAGCGAGGAGGACTACCATCTCGCGATCGCCGGGTTGAGCCGGAACCAGATGGGCGTCTTCCTGACGAAGATGCTCAAGCAGCCGAGTGCCGGCATGTCCAGGGACGCGCTGTTCGAGCGGGTCGTCAACGGCAAGTACGCGCTGCGCAACGAGGACGACGAGGACATCCGGTTCTACTGCATCGGCGGGACGCGGCATCGCATCCTGTGGGAGCTGACCGGAGCGCCTGGCGACTTCAAGATGCAGCGCATCTACAGGCCGGAGAAGATCCTCAAGCGCATCGGCGACGACCCGGTCGCTGCCTTCGCGATGTTCGGCCTGAACGTCGGGACGTGTGGACGGTGCGGCTCGCCGCTGACCCAGAAGCACACGCGTGAGCGGGGCATTGGAGACACCTGCTACGCCAAGCTCACCGCGTAGGCCGTAGACGGCCGCGTAAGGGCTCGGCGCGACCGCGTCGGGCAAAGGTACTCGGGAGCGCCTCGGAGGCCGCCTACGATCACGTAGGATCGGTTCTCGGGGCGCTCCCGGCCGGTTGATCGGCTCGGAGGCCGAACATGAAGTGGAACGACATCCCGCAAGGCACCTCGTTCGCCATGTCCCAGAAGGGCGTGGACGAGCTGCGTGCCGGCAAGCCCAAGGCGTTCGGCACTGGCATCATCTGCGGAGCGATACTCACGCTCGTCCTGCAGAGCTGCGGAAGTGACGACAGCAAGAAGACGGACGACACGCCGAAGCCCGGTCCGTCCTCAACCAGTACCCACAAGCCCAGCAACTAGCACAGAGAGCGAGCGCCTCACATCATGAGCTCCATCGGACTCATCGGAATCCTCACCCTGCTCGGTATGATGGTCACCACCATCAGCACGGGTTCCGTTGCCCTCTGGGTCCAGCGTCGGTTCTTCCTTCACGAGGACGAGGACCAGTCGTTCGCCATCCCTGGGACGGTAGCGTTCTTCGCGACCATGTACTACTTCTGGATGGTGATCACGTATGGCCCCAGCTCGTGAAAGAACTGACTGGAGAACAGTCTGGCTAGGCGTGGCGCAGTCAGTGGCCATGCGGAGCTCATGCCTGAGGGATCAGGTCGGCGCGGTCCTGGTGGTCAACGACTACTGGACGTTCGTCGGATACAACGGACCCAAGTCCGGTCGGCCCAACTGCGACATCGGAGGCTGTCCTCGCGGGCTGCTGAGCGCTGACCAGTTGCCGCACGGCGCGAGGTTCGAAGGCGCTGGCCTGTGCGAGGCCGTGCACGCGGAGATCAACGCGGTGGTCAAGTACCTCCGCTATCACAAGCAGGTCACGCCCGACGTCGTGCTGTACACGACACGGGAGCCCTGCGAGAACTGCTGGGACGAGCTCGTCAGTCTCGGCTTCATGCGAGATCAAGTAATCTGGAGCAGCTGATGCCGGCACCCAAGGTGCATATCGAGCTCGACGAGAAGGGGGACCGGATCGTCCTGCGAAGCCCGTTCTTCCCTGGCGTGAGCGAGATGTGCCAGGAGGTGCCGGGTCACAACTGGTCCAAGGTCAAGCGCTGCTGGAGCTATCCGGTGTCGCTGCAGACCTGCCGCCTCCTGCGCCACGTGTTCGCCGACATGCTCATCGTCGGCAAGCGACTGTCGTCGTGGGCTCGGCAGGCCATCGCTGAAGAGCAGGCGATGCGGGACCTGGGCAAGCTGTCCGACACCGAGCTGGACCGCCTGCACGAGATCCTGCCACGGCTGGCAGGCGCGATGGACACGAGGACCTATCAACGGGTCGGAGCGTCCTTCCTCGCCAACCAGCCGAACGGCGGAGTCCTGCTGGCGGACCAGCCCGGTCTGGGCAAGTCCATTCAGACACTTGGCGGCATCGTCGAGCGCGGGCTTGAGGTCGGTCTTCACCTGATCGCATGCCCGGCCACGGCCATCAGGATCACATGGGAGAAGGAGCTGCGCAAGTGGACAGACTTCCGAGTGTTCCCAGTGACCGGATCTGCCAAGCAGAAGCACAAGGCGATGGAGCAGGCCCTGGAGGCTCCGGATGACGAGCCACGGTTCGTCGTCATCAATCCGGAGACGACCCGGATCAAGATGGGTCGCTGGTGCCAGAAGTGCAAGATGTTCGTCGAGGACTTCACGACCCCCGACGAGGACATCCAGCATCGCGAGGACGGGCACAAGACATCGCCTCGTCCGTACGTGATCCAGTTCCCGGAGTTCTTCGAGCACCAGTGGACGACGATCACGGTCGACGAGTCGCACCGGTTCCTGAACGGCATCCGGGGTGCGCACTCGAAGACGCAGGTTGCGGAAGGTCTCTGCCGGCTGCGACTGGCCGAGGATGGTCTGAAGGTGGCTCTGAGCGGGACGCCCATCAAGGGCAATCCGGTCAACTTCTGGGGCGTGCTCCACTGGCTGGATCCGAAGCAGTACTCCTCCAAGTGGACTTGGGCGCAACAGTACTTGGAGGTCAACGAGACACGGTTCGGACAGAGCATCGGCGGGCTGAACCCGGCTCGTGCGGAAGCGCTGTACCGATCGCTGGACTACGTGATGCTGCGTAGGACCAAGGGCGAGGTTGCCCAAGACCTGCCGCCCAAGCAGTACTTGGAGCATTGGTGCGAGCCTTCGAGCGCGCAGCAGAAGCAGTACGACGAGATGTCCGAGATGGGCGAGGCCATGTTCGGCGAGCGCGCTGTCTCGGCAACAGGCGTCCTGGCTGAGCTCACCCGTCTCCGGCAGATCGCCACGGCGTACCAGGGTGCCGACGGTCCGATCATGGCCAAGAGCTGCAAGTGGGAGTTCCTGCTGGAGCTCTTCGAGGAGCGTGGCCTGGTCGGGCCCAACCGATACAACAACGGCACCAAATTCGTGATCGCGTCGCAGTTCGGCAAGGTGATCAACGCCATGGAGGCGGAGTTCAAGAAGCTGAAGGTGCCGGTGCTCAAGATCACGGGCGAGGTCACGCCGAAGCAGCGCCTGGCAGCGCAAGCGTCGTTCCAGTCCGAGGGCGGGCCACGCGTCATGCTGCTGAACACGATCGCTGGTGGCGTCGCCATCGACCTCGACCAGCACTGCGACGAGTTGTTCTTCATGGACGAGACATTCGTTCCGGACGACCAGGAGCAGGTTGAGGATCGCATCCACCGCGTGTCGCGCATTCACCGCGTCACCATCCACTATCTCTACGCGAAGGGTAGCATCGACGAGAAGATTGCCGGCATGAACATCTCCAAGGATCAGATTCAGAAGCGGATTCTGGACGGCCGAAGGGGAGTGGAGTTCGCGCTCCGAATGCTGAAGGAGTAGGAATGCAAATCCGAGATGTCCTGTTCGTTCTCGCGCTCACGTTCGTCCCCGCTGGCATGGCGTGGCGCTCATACCGCGTCGGTTACCAGCAAGGATGCAAGGAAGAGCGAAAGCGACAGGCGCGTCGCGCTCGATACTCCAGCAGAGCCAATTCACGACAAGAGCCCTGACAACCCCGCGACGACCAATATGAGGTATAGTTGGTCGTGCCAACCAGTTCGATATGGAGTCGATAATCATGGCCGAGGCCGAAGAGAACACCGAGCGCTACAACAAGCTCGTCGAGAAGGACCCCAGCGACCTGCACGAGCGGTTCGCGGAGTGGATCGAGGACAAGACCGGCTACGAGGCGGACGTCAAGACCGTCCAGATGGCCTGCGTCCTCCGCATCGAGTTCCAGAAGTCCGACGAGAACCAGGCCGTGCTGGCCGAGCGTCGCGACGGTGCCGAGGCCCGCGAGCAGCAGCGCGAGGAGAAGCGGCAGGCCCGCGAGCAGAAGAAGCGGGACGACGAGATCGCCAAGGCCAAGAAGGCCGCTGCGAAGAAGGCCGCTCCCGTCGAGGCCGACGCCGACGAGGACGAGGCGGAAGAGCCCGCGAAGCCCGTCTCGCGTCGTCGGCGGGGCAGCACCACCGCCAAGGCCAAGGCCGAGCCGGTCGCCGTCGAGGAGGACGAGGAGGAGGCCGAGGAGCCCGCTGCGAAGCCGGTCTCCCGTCGTCGTCGCCGTCCGGCCGCTGCCGCCAAGAAGACCGCCGCGAAGGCCGCGCCCGTCGACGAGGACTTCGACGAGGACGACCTCGGCTGAGATCCGGCCGCGAGCACCACAGCACCAAACGCACGATCCCGAGGGGGACCAGCCACCACAGGCCGGTCCCCCTCGCACTTCCCCGGAGAGCACAATGCAGATCTTCCTCCTGATACAGGACCCTGAAGGACCCCGCACCCGCGTTCGTGGCGTGTTCACGACGGCCGAGAAGGCCAAGGCTCACGACAAGGAACTCAAGGGCGGATGGACGACCGGTCCGAGCATGGGCTGGCACGACATCAACCGAGGCAGCCTGGTGGGCTCGCACCACATCGTCAGGCCCGCACACGCCAATGAGGAGCTGGAGCTTTATGCCCATTCAGATGCTGCGGACGTCTGAGCGAGGAACCTTCAAGGAGTGCCCTCAGAAGTGGCAATGGTCCGCCAACGAGGGGCTGGCCGCCAAGCGGGATTCGAATCCGCTCTGGTTCGGACAGGGGATCCACATCGCTCTCGCAGAGTGGTACCAGAAGGGTGCGGAACGGGGACCGCACCCGGCTGACACCTGGGAGGACTTCTGCGCCGACGAGCAGCGCTACATCCCGACCGAGTACGATGAGGATGGAGCGAAGTTCGTCGAGGCGAAGGAGCTCGGCATCGCGATGATGGAGGGCTACGTCGATCGGTACGGGGACGACGAGCACTGGGACGTCATCGCTACGGAGCAGACGTTCCGACTCCTCATCGCGGACCCGAGGTACAAGCCGGAACCGGGCGGGAAGCTCAAAGCGCTGGTTCGCTACGTCGGAACGTTCGACGGGGTGTACAGGGACACGGGCACCGGCGAGATCTTCCTCATGGAGCATAAGACGGCTGCCGGCATCTCGACAGCGCATCTGCCCCTCGACGATCAGGCCGGTTCCTACTGGTACGTGGCCACGCGAGTGCTCCGGAAGCAGGGCCTCATCGGGCCACGCGAGTCCATCGCTGGCATCCAGTACAACTTCATGCGCAAGGGGTTGCCGGACGACCGGCCGACCAACGCACGTGGCGAGTCGCTGAACAAGAATGGCTCGGTGTCCAAGACGCAGCCCGCTCCCTTGTTCGTTCGAGAGGTCGACTGGAAGTCAGAGGCCAACCGGAGCAACATGCAGCGTCGCATCCAGGACGAGGCGCTCCACATGGAAGCGATGCGTAACGGCACCCTTCCGATCTACAAACGACCGCAAAGGGACTGCTCCTGGCGATGCGAGTTCTACAAGATGTGCATGCTCGACGAAGCAGGTGCGGATGTAGAGGAGTACAAGGAAGCGGTCTACAAGAAGCGGGACCCGTACGGGGACCACCGAGACACGAGGAAGGCAGCATGAGGAGCGTCAAGGACGCTGGTCCCGGCGAGGTTGACCGGCTGAGGCGTAGGATCGGACGGGCGCTCGGCGCTCAGGCGATCACGGCTGAGGATCACGAGTTCATCCGAACGCGGCTCGACGAGATCGACGAGCGCATCGACAAGATGGAAGAGGAGGACGATGGCACGGCCTAAAGCCATCCGATCTGTGAAGGACCAGAAGGTGTTCATCCACATGGTTGTGGTGGCCGACTCTGGCTGGGGCAAGACGGTGTTCGGCGGCTCGGACGACGGGGTGTTGTTCCTCACGTGCGACCCGGAAGGCACCCTCTCCGCAGGTGCGATGGGCAGCTCCGCCGAGGAGTGGCCGATCAAGACCTTCAAGGATCTGGACGAGGCATACCGCTGGCTCCGAGACGAAGGCCACAAGGAGTTCCGATGGGTCGTCGTCGACACCGTCGGTGGCGCTCAGCGCATCCTCCAGCGGTCGGCTCTCGACGCCTCGTACGCTGCGCAGCCCGGAAAGCGCGACCCGGACGTTCCGTCCATGGACGTGCACCAGAAGGCGCAGATCCAGACCATCAAGTTCATCATGCAGTTCAACGACCTGCCGATGAACACCCTGTACACTGCGCATCCGTACAACCTGGAGGACGCTGAGGGCGAGCCCATGATCCTGCCGTATGTGCATGGCGGTCGTGGCGAGGTTGCCCAGCAGGTCCTCGGCCACATGAACGTGGCTGGCTACGGCATCCTGGCGGAGGACGACAACGGTCGCGAAGTGCGCCGCATGTACTTCCGTCACACCGGCCCGTACAGGGGCAAGGACCGCAACAACAAGCTGCCTCGGTACATCGACAAGCCGACGCTCAAGGGCGTCCGCGAGATCATCGAGGCTCCGGCGGCACGGCCGGTCCGCAAGGCAGTGGCCAAGAAGACCACCGCCCGCAGCACCACCCGATAGAGGAGAACCACAGCATGGCGAAGATGAAGTTCGGCGTTGGCAACAACGTCTCCACGGACTCCGGCTTCACCCCTTACGAGGGTCCGCTGCCGAAGCCGGGTGTCATCTACCCGGTCGTGCAGAAGTCGGCGACCATCCGGCTGACCGGCGAGAACTCCAAGAACCCCGGCACCCCCTACGTCAACACGATGTGGGAGATCGAGTCCGGCGACTGCAAGGGCTACACCGCCTGGCACCGCCTGATCCCGGGCGAGCACGAGATCCAGCAGACGCGGATCGCGCAGTACATGCAGGCCGTGACCGGCAAGAACATGGCCGACATCGTGCACGAGGACGTCGAGGACGGCGGCAAGGTCAAGACCATCGGCGGTCGCAAGCCGGAGGGCGTCAAGGCGGGCATGACGTTCCAGCGCAAGAAGGACACGCGCAACGCCATCGAGGGCGAGGAGACGCCCTGGACCGCCGAGTCCGCCGACATCATCCCCGGCTGGAAGCCGAAGACCAAGGTCGAGGCCGAGGACGAGGCCGAGCCGGTGGAGGACGTCGAGGACGAGATCGAGGACGACGAGGACGACGTCGAGCCCGAGGAGGAAGAGGACGACGACGCCGAGGAAGAGGGCGACGACGACTCGGACGACGAGGACGAGGACTCCGACGAGGCGGACGAGGACGAGGAGGAGGGCGTCGCGTACGAGGACGCCGTCAAGCTCTCGCTCGTGGAGCTGAAGAAGCTCGCCAAGCAGTACGAGTACGAGGACTCGGACCTCAACCCTTTCAAGGGTCCCGCTGGTAAGAAGAAGCTGCTCGCCAAGCTCATGGAGGACGAGATCGTCCTGCCCGAGGAGAGCGACGAGCCGCCGTTCTAACCGGCGCGCGTCCGTCCCACCCAGAGGGGCCCCAGGAACCGATTCCTCGGGGCCTCTCGCACATCTGAACGTCGGGGTCGGTCAAAGGGGCCGACCCCGCCCCTCGGAGCCCTTACGCGGGCTTCTACCGATTCCGGGCTGTCTGGCCCGGAGAAGGAGTGCATCAACCATGGCGGATCTGAGCAAGGGCTACACCACCCCGGTCGTCGAGGTGGACTACGCGCAGCTGCAGACCATCACCCCGGCCGACGGCTGGAACGACCTGTCCGGCGTCGAGGTTCTCGAGATGGGCCTGGGCTGGGACAAGTCCACGGGCGGCAAGGGCGGTGCACTGGGCTGGCTGAACCGCAAGGCGGGTTCCGACCTCGACGGCGTCGCCACGTTCTACGCGGGCAACAAGCCGGTCAAGTACCTCGGCTGGGACGAGCTCGACTCCTTCTCGAACGAGGGTAGTGCCGCCGGTTCGGCCACGCACACCGGGGACAACCAGACCGGCGAGGGAGCGGGGGACGACGAGACCGCGCGGTTCGAGCTCGCCAAGCTGCCGATCCGCATCACGGACATCGTCCTGAACGCGGCTGCCTTCAAGCGGGGCTCGGACATGACGCGGGCCAAGAACATCACGGTCACGCTGTACGACTCCAGCGGCGGAAGCAAGAGCCCCGTGGCCTGGATCGAGCCGAGCCTGTACAAGCCGAAGAACACCATCGCCGTCGCGCACCTCCGGCGCAAGCGGGACGACGCGGGCAAGGTCATCCCCGGTGCCTGGGAGCTGATGGTGCTCGACACGTCCGTCGACGTCAAGCAGGGCGACCGTGACGACTTCCTCCTGAAGTCGGGCCGCATGGCCGGGCTGTCCGTCGTCGCGAGCTGATCCAACTGCAAGGAGCCCGGTTCGCCGGGTGAGGGCGAGTAGCTGAAGTGGAAAAGCACCCGGTGTGTATCCGGGAGGAACGGGTTCGAACCCCGTCTCGCCTACGGGAGGTGGAGCAGGAATGTACTACAAGATCGACCCTCGCGAGGAGCGTCTGCCCAAGTGGGCACAGGATCACCTGAACTCCTTGCGAGCATCCATCAGGACCATGCAGAAGGCACTCGAACAGGACGTGAGCGACAGCAACACCTTCCTCCAGGGACCGCACGAGGTCGAGAACGAGGCGCTACCCAAAGACTCGCGAATCATCTTCAAGACGGGCGACAGGCGGGGCTGGGCTGATCAGTTCACGGTCCACGTCGAGAACGACACGCTGAAGATCTACGCGGCCACGACCGTGCTGATCAAGCCGACCTCCTCGAACCTTCTCGAGATCCGCATGGAGGATCGGCGATGAAGAACTACAAGCCGGTCTGGCGCAACGAGCGTGGCGAGGTTCGGACGTCGGTCGTCTCGTACAGCGAGGATCTCGCCAACGACCGCGCCGACGAGCTGGAGGACCAGGGCTTCGAGATCATCGACGTCGTAGAGTGCAAGCCGGGCACACCGCCCGAAGAAGTGGAGGGATGGTTCAAGTGAGCGACCCCCGAGTCATCTGGTGGCTCGATCCGCGTCCGACGCTGACGCTGGAATGGCTGAAGGAAGACGCACTGGAGAACCTCACCAAGCTGCTCGGGGCTGTTCACAGTCGGATGCAGGACGGAGAGGACAAGCTGCCGGCAGCCGGACAGGGTTGGCGAGGCAGCCACTTGGCGGTGTGCGTGTACGGCTCTCTGGCTTGCCAGGAGATGCGCGTCAACCGCTTCAACGACCCCGGTTGGTTCTGGATGTTCGCCAACTATGGGAAGGAGCTCGTCCGTCTCGGAGCCACGTTCGAGATGCCGGCATGGCATGAGGACGAGGACATCATCAAGTCTCACTGGTCGACTGGACTTCGGCACGAGGCCATCGTGGCCGAGGCAGAGGTACCATGGCCGGAGGTCGACGAATACTGGCCGACCCTGTGGCCCGTTCCCGCTGAGGATGGCGGCTACGAGCTTCGGGTGAACAAGACTGACAAGGCGGCGATGGAGGTTGACGACCTCTGGCTGCCGGACGACATCAGGAGCAGGGTGGTGAACATGTAATGCCCGACACACCGCAGACCAACCCCGAGGCGTACAAGTACATCGGCGAGCGGATCACGATCGCCAAGAACCAGGGGAACACCGACCTGGTGAACGCTCTGTTGGACATGTGGCTCGACCATCAGGTCATGGCGAGCGACTGCGACGCGGAGCCGTGGGGGTTCAACCCGAAGAAGTGGGCCGACCCCAGGGACCTCGCCGCCTTCAAGAGGATGCCGCACCCGGGATTGACGAGGTTGAAGAGATGAGCTTGGTCTGTTGCCTGCCAGACGAGCCGGGCTGCACCTGCGAGAAGGCCGAAACGTGCGGCGGGATTCACGTGATAGACTCACAGTGCGCCCCGCACGCAAGGGCGGGAGCGACCCGATCTCGAATCCACGAGGTCGGGAAGAAGCCGATCGAGACAGTGGAGATCAAGTGAAGGTTCTGATCCTGGGCTGTGGCCCTGCAGGCCTCATCGCTGCGCATGCGGCGTACAGCCGGGGTGCGAACTTCGTCGTGATGTCGAAGGCTCGCAAGTCGTTCATGAACGGAGCCCAGTATCTGCATGCGCCGATCCCCGGCGTGTCGATCAAGGCTCCGTTCGAGATCAACTACGAGCTCAGCGGCGACGTGGCCGGTTACCGAGACAAGGTGTACGGGCCGGACAGTAACGTCGAGGTCAGTCCGCAGTCGTTGCTCGGCCGACACCAGGCCTGGGACATCCGCGAGGCGTACGACAGCCTGTGGGCTTTGTACGGATCGGATGTGCACGACGTCGACATCTCGCCTTATGTCCTGTCGAACCTGATCCGAAACTGGAAGCCGGACGCGGTCATCTCCACGATCCCGGCGAAGATCCTCTGCTACAACAGCGGGCACAAGTTCGAGTCCGAGCTCGTGTGGGCCACGAACGAGCTTGAGTGCACGCTGTCGAACAACACCGTTCTGTGCAACGGCGAGCCCGGCTTCGACTGGTATCGAGCCAGCCGGATCCAGGGCTTCACGAACACCGAGTGGCCGCACCACAAGTATCCGCTCTCGTACAACGGCCAGATCTGGCGAGTGGAGAAGCCGATCCGAACGTCGTGCCGGTGCTTCCCCGACGTTCACCGGATGGGCCGGTACGGTAAGTGGAAGAAGGGCGTCCTCTCGCACGAAGCCTGGGAGGAGGCCAACAAGATCATGGACGGAGTGCAGACGGATGTATCGCTCGACACGACCGGGGCCTAGCGCTCCGCTGGTTGCGCTGGACCTCGACGGAACCCTCGGCGACTACCACAGGCACTTCGAGCAGTTCGCTCGGATGTGGGTGGGCCGCGAGATCGTCTGGGATCCGGAAGTCGTCGGTCCGTTCTACAAGCAGCTCGGCATGAGCAAGGCTGTCTACAGGCAGTGCAAGCTGGCATACCGGATGGGCGGCATGAAGCGATCCATCCCGGTGTTCGACGGGGCTGCAGAGATGGTCCGAGCGATCCGCAGGTCGGGCGTAGGCGTGGCGGCATGCACGACACGGCCGTATCTGGCCATGAGCACGATCGACCTGGACACCCAGCACTGGCTCCGCCGGAACGGGATCAAGGTCGACCACATCCTGTACGGCGAGCACAAGTACAGGGATCTCGTGAGGTCGGTCGGACGCGACCGGGTTGTCTGCGCGCTCGACGACGACCTCAGCCAGATCGGGGTGGCCAACGGGCTCGGTGTGCCGACCATCATGCGACTGAACGAGGCCAATCGGGCATACACGCCCGACAAGGATCAGATGTCCGTATGGACTCTGGAAGCGGCCAAGGAAACGATCCTTGAGCTGATCAACATGCACAAGAACGGAACTGGGACCTATGCGCATCATGCCTGACGGAGACGGCGTCGAGATCAGCGGGCAGACTGGCGACAGCATCGAGCTGATGAACATCGCGACCCGGCTGATGCCGGAGTGGCTCCGGCTGTTCGCCAGCAAGAACGCCGACTACGGCGACGGGGCCAAGGTCCTCGGGGTGCGCGGCCAGTACGCGGACATCAACCGCAAAATGCTGAAGCTGAAGCGCTCGCTCTGGGACGGCGACAAGCTGCAGTTCGAGGACTCCGACGAGGTCATCATGGACCTGATCGGCCACCTGTTCCTCACGCTGCACATGATCCGCTTCAAGGAGGAGACCGACCGCAGCCACGCCTACAGCGGCCTGAGCACGAACGAGTTCGTCGAGCGGTTCATCGGAGAGCTAGGCGGACCCGAACAGGCCCTGCGCGTCTCGAACACGCTGAGCGAAGCGCTCTCGTCCAGGATCACCGACCGATGCCGCGAGATGCTCTACGGCAACGTCGTGGAGAGCGCGTGGACCCCGAACAAGCGGATGTCCGTCTCCGAGGGGCTGGCACGCCTGAGCGGAGAGGCTTTCGCTCAGGCCGACGCCGAGCAGCACGGGGTGGCTGAGGATTACCCCGAGGACGCCGCCGCGAGCCGTTACGCGGACGAGGAGGACGTTTCGCCTCCGACCCTGCTCGACCTGATCGACCAGTCCAACAAGCTGGCCGACGCGCAGCGCGAGATCGCGATCCAGATGTACAAGATGACGCGTGGCGTCTGACCGCGCGATCAACCAGGAGGACAACAGCATGGCCAAGGGTCTCATCATCGGTGCAGGTTCCGGAGTCGGAGCCGAGTTCTACAAGCGGGTCCAGGACGACCCGCGATTCGAGGGCGTCGACTGGTTCCACCCGGCTCAGGAGTACCTGGACGTGCGGGACGGCGAGCACATTCTCGCGTACATGGAGCTCTACGGTCCGTTCGACTACATCGTCTACACGGCCGGTGTGAACCAGCTCAAGTGGGTCGCGGAGCTCAGGGCCGAGGATCTGCAGGCGACCTACTCGGTCAACCTGTTCGGCTTCATCCTCGTGTGCGGCGCGCAGGCCGAGGCATTCCCCGGTCACGAGACGCGGGCCATCACGGTCGTGTCGGACAGCTCCCACACGCCCATGCGCGGCTCGATTGCGTACTGCTCGTCCAAGGCCGCGCTCGTGATGGCGGTCAAGTGCCTGGCCCGCGAGCTCGCCCCGAGCTGGTCCGTGAACGGCATCTCGCCGGGCATCATCGAAGACACGCCGATGACGGAGTACATCGACTCCACCGTTCCGGGGTTCCGTGGCTGGGATCCGGCCAAGGCGAGGGAGTACGAGCGTTCGATGATCCCCATGGGTCGTCGGGCCACGAAGGAGGAGGTCAGCCACCTCCTCATGGACGCGCTCAAGGCACCGGCATACATGTCGGGCAACATCACCGAACTGACAGGCGGTAAGTAAGTGCTGGAGCAGAAGGCGACGATCGGGAAGCTGGAGTATCAGTTCCACCAGGTCGCGATGTACTACCCGACCTTCGACCAGGCCCATGAGGTCATGGCGATGTGGAACGGGATGGGACACGAGTTCGCCGAGGACTCGGCCACGCTCCGTGGCTCAACGCGGGTCAGGTCGGAGTGGAAGCGGTCCGTCACGCAGGCCCGGATGTTCTTCAACTACACCATCATGCCGATGGAGTTCGAGGTCCTGCACTACTCGAGCGGCGATCATCGGTACACGCAGAACAAGTTCGACGACGACGGCCGGTACACGCACACGAGCACGGGCGAGGCGCCGTTCCTGTCCCACTT